ATGCCGAATACGTTCCGCGCACCGACTGCGTTCTTCAGCATTTTCTCTGCCATGCTTGCCGTCAAACCACCAATATCGGCCAATTCGCCTTTGATGGTTGAGCTAACCCCTGTTGGCAGATTTGATTTTTCTGTCAAAGGTGCTGACGCAATGCCAGCAATCAGGTGGCAGTAACTGATTATTTTTAGTGCCTTCGCCTCATCACTGGCTTCTTTCGCGCCGTCTTTCAGAATGTTGATTTTCTTTTCGTTTGAAGCGATTTCATTTAGGTTGTCATCTGACATTGAAAAAGTTGTTTTGGCCATAACGGCTGTCTCCATTAAAAGTTGAAATATAGCAGGACGCTATGACCCAGCACCGGCTGGGTTTCGGGCGTGTCCTACGCGCCCATCATCAGATAGCTAAGCTTGGAAATTGTAATAGTGATTTGGGTATTCAGCTTCATACTTTGCCGAATAGGCGGGGTGTGCCTCTTCAAAATCGACAACCTTGTCTGCGGCTTCGATCATAATTTTTACTTCTGCTGGGTTGTTTGTAGGCTTGTAACCCTTGAGGTACACAGAAAGCATAGTCTCGTAGGCTTTAACGTATTCAGCATATGTCATCTATTTTATCCCCTTTATGAAACGTAAAATCACGCCACCAGTGCAAATATTTCACTGCGGCTTGGTATCGCTCATCTTCTAGAGCAATTTGCTCGACTATTTCAGTTTTGTTGGATGTGTCAGGCAATGTAAAAAAAGGTAATTTTTTCATGGTATCAGTATCCCTGTTTCGCGTGTCTCATCATAACTGGGGTACGATCCCCAGCGACAGGTTGTATTCATCTGGCGTGTTCTAAACCGACACGTTACAGAATGGGTGCTAGCCATCCCTCAGTCTTGCCAACGCCTTGATCATCACAGTGTCGAGCCTGATCAATTTTTGCTTGGGCATATGCGCTTGGTGCAATCAAAGCCGTAGAGCGTTGGTTTCCAGTGTCGGGGTTGCTAGCCCCTCGCCCCATCGGGCGGTAGAAAATCAGTAGCGGGTCACCTCCAAAAAAAACTCAAAAACAAAACTATTTCCTGTCGTACCACAGCATAATGGTTATTAAAAGCATTAAAATGCATTTAATGTCGTTTTTTTCTACTACAGTACAAAATGACCACTAATGACCATCGTGACATATAGACGATTGAGCCACCCATATTATTGTGAGGGGTTTGTTTTTCTTCATTTAATTGAAATAAACCCCAGAATATTGTTTGTGTACAAACAAGTTTGTTCACCATCTGTTCAGGGTGCGGAACAAAACGTGAAAACGAGCGAGGTTGGCCTGTGAGAGGGGTCTGAAAAAGTTCGTGTATCATTATGACCAAAAACACCCAAAACGCCCCTATGAGCTTCTATGGGCGATTAAACGCCATGAACAAACCGTGAACATTGCCATATATGGGATTAGGGGATATGCGGGTTAAATGCGCGTCTATCGGCTCTATTTGTACGATGGTACAATGACAACAGGATCAAAAAGCCCGACCAAGCGATAGCGCATATTGGCGGCACTCACACAGGGGAATAGACATGACAGATGACAAAACACCCAAGGGGAAACCATCACATCTCAGGGTGGTCACAGACAGCGGTGACAAGCTCACCAGCAAGCAGGAACACTTCAGTCAGCAAGTGGCAACAGGCAGCACACTTACAGACGCATACAGATCAGCCTATGCCGCAGAAAAGATGAAAGACAGCAGCGTCTGGGTTGAGGCATGCAAGTTAGCCCAACACCCCAAGGTGTCACAAAGGATCGATCAGATAATTGAGGAAAGCGCCGCACGAAAGCAGTCGGACGATGACCGCATGAAAATCTGGGTGACTGAGCAGCTCAAGCACGAAGCCATGTCAGCACAGTCTGATAGCGCAAGGGTTGCGGCACTAACGCAATTGGGCAGATCGGTTGGCATGTTCACCGATAAGGTTGAGCAGCAGGAACAGGGCGCACGCGGAGCCAGTGAGATCGAAGCGGAAATCCAGCGGAAGCTTTCGGCCTTGATGGATGGCTGACCCTGCCCACGAACATTTGTACCATAGTACGAACCCCACCCACCCCCAACCCCCCGTGGACAGCCCGGTCACTCCCCACGCCCGTACATGAGGTTTTACACAAACAATGACCAAACTTTTTACAAAACCCTCCCCCTGCGTAGGAACGTGCCTCATTGACGAGGAGACTGAACTTTGCCTAGGGTGTAATAGAACGGTTGATGAGATAGCCCTGTGGGACGATTTAACGCCCTCTGAGGCGGTCTTGATGATGGAAGTGGTACATACCCGCACCCTTTTGCTTTGGGACGACTGGGAAGCCCATGAGAACCCAACAATCCAATAGCCCCCCCCCTATTGCAAATTTGTACGAGGTTTAGGTTTATTTTGCTGCCGGGCATTCTACAGGATAAGTGCCTAGGAATCCTATGCCACAAAAAAATTATAGACAGACTATTTCTACGGTTATATATAATATATAAATATAATCTATATACAGACTGTAAACATAATCTATATATAGACTGCGCCTAGTGCTGCCATTGTTTTTTCTGTACTATGTCTGGTGAGGCGCTAAGTCTCCCGGCGCCTCCGGTGGGGTTGAGCTACCTCCCTAGCTCCCCCACCGTCATTACCTTGGGAGTGGGAGGTAAAAATGGGCAACATAATACAATTTCCTCGTGGTGAAGGTTTGGATGAAGAATCAGATCTGGACCCGAATGAAATGCTCGCGGTTTTGCGGGAGGAGGTCTCCATGACCGAAGCTATTGTTGTCGGCTGGACTGATCAGGGAAACCTTTTCATGGCCACATCCCACGGAAAGGCTCCTGACATGGTTTTTTTACTTGAGTTGGCAAAATCTGTGCTAATGAACAGGTGTGTCGGCGAGGATGAGTGATGGAGCTTTATACCTTTTTTGTCTTCTTCTCCGTAATAGTGACACCGGAAGGCGAAATAAAAACGTTTTCAAAGAACGTAACTGAGTGTCCGACTCGTGAGATTGTTCTGGAGCTGCACAAGCCTAGACTTGACAGGGGTGAGATAATTGATTGGTCTGCCACATGCCTGACAACAAAACTTCCTCTGGACACCACGGTTAAGGGTTTAAAAACATAACATGGGTCAAATGACGGCGATAAATCAAAAGATAGCCAACTTACCTGATGACCAAAAGAAGGAAATACTTGATCTTCTTAACGAATTAGAAGAGGCCAAGTTAAAAGAGGGGTCCAGAACGGACTTCCTGACCTTCGTGAACAAGATGTGGCCATCATTTATTGCTGGAAGACATCACGCCATAATGGCGGATGCGTTTGAGAGGGTGGCAAAAGGTGAGCTAAAGCGCCTTATTGTCAATATGCCGCCTAGACACACCAAGTCTGAGTTCGCTTCATACCTGTTTCCGGCTTGGTTTCTTGGCAGATACCCCGAAAAAAAGATTATCCAGACGGCACACACAGCAGAACTGGCTGTTGGCTTTGGACGTAAGGTGAGAAACCTGATCAATCAGGAAGACTTCCAAGGCGTCTTTCCCGGCATATCCCTGTCTTCTGACTCAAAAGCTGCCGGAAGATGGAACACAAACAAGCGTGGCGACTATTTTGCTATCGGTGTTGGTGGTGCTGTTACAGGTAAGGGCGCCGATGTTCTGATTATTGATGACCCGCATTCAGAGCAGGAGGCCGCCTTAGGGGCTTATAACCCAGAAGTGTATGACAAGGTCTATGAATGGTACACATCAGGACCTCGACAGCGTTTACAGCCGGGTGGTGCGATCATTGTAGTGATGACAAGGTGGTCGGTCAGGGATCTAACCGGACAGATCATGAAGTCTGCCACACAGAGAGAGGGCGCCGATGACTGGGAAATCATTGAGTTCCCGGCAATTATGCCATCTGGTGACCCATTGTGGCCTGAGTTCTGGCCCCTTGATCAGCTTGAGGCACTAAAAGCAGAACTTCCGGTGTCCAAATGGTCAGCACAGTACCAGCAGGACCCAACTTCAGAAGAAGGGGCGTTGATAAAGCGAGAATGGTGGCGTGAGTGGGACAGAAATAGTCCGCCACCGTGTGAAGCAATCATCCAAAGCTGGGACACTGCGTTTTTGAAAACGCAACGAGCTGACTATTCTGCCTGTACCACATGGGGAATCTTTCATCACCCTGATGAAGAGGGAAGAACTGTAC